TCATAATTTACAATCAATATATCCAAGTTTTTCCGATATCAAAGCATTCATGAGAGTGGGACATAAGAGATATTCTTCAGCGACAAATCCATCAGATGAAGAACTGATGGCAGTTTACAGGACTTTGAAATGACACCGGCTGGAAAACTTATTGTATGTCTGGTGTGGATATTTTGGATGATGGTCATAGACAATTCTGCAATGGGTAAAGAAAAGTCTGCGCATCCGATGATGGATCATAGTGGAATGACTTTGACTGAAATAGAAAAAGTCAAACAGATGGTGATGAATAAGAAGGATGAACTATCACCAGAATACAATCCAACATACGGAACTACATTTGATAAAGTAATAAAAAGAGGATTTATTATTTGTGGAACTAATGATGAATTTCCTGGCTTCTCTGAAGAGGTATATGATACTGAAAGTGGTGCTATATGGGAAGGATTTGATATTGATGTTTGTAAAGCGGTCGCAGCAGCTGTCTTTGGAGATACAACTGCTATACAATATGAAATAGTAGATGGAGTTTCTAGATTTACACATTTGATAGATGGAACTATTGATATGTTGTCTGCAGCTACAACGTATACCTTTACAAGAAATGTACTCAAGAAATTTGAATTTCTACCAACAACATATTATGATGGTCAAGGATTTATTACTAAAAGAACACTAGGTGTATCCTCTGCCAAACAGATGCACGGAGCTAAAATATGTTTCTCTGGATCTGGTACAGCTGCAAAGAACATTGCAGACTTTATGGAGTTACACGAAATAAAGTATATTCCTATAAATGTTGGAGAGGATGAAAAGACAAAGGATGTGTATCTTAGGGGTGATTGTGATATGTACGGTACAGATAGGTCAGGGTTGGCCTCAAATCGTCTAGGTTTCAACAATCCCGAATTGCACATAATATTACCAGAGATTATTTCTAAAGAACCACTAGGGCCGGTAGTTAAGTATGGAGACCAACAATGGTCAGACATCGTAAGATGGTCGGTATATGTTTTGTTTATTGCAGAAGAGATGGGTATCAACTCAAAGAATATTGATACATTCAAGGACAATATAAACCCAAACATTCAAAGATTTATGGGAGAGAAAAATGGTCTAGACCATCCTAATCTTGGTGCGAAATTGGGATTGCCCGCAACTTGGTCGTATGATATAATTAAACAAGTAGGAAATTACGAAGAGATATTTGAACGTAATATCATAAAAAAACTAGGACTAAAACGAGGATTGAATAAACTCTACAAAGACGGAGGTTTGTTATATTCTCCACCACTAAAATAAATTATGCCTGAACATGGAACTTACTTAGGAAATCCGTTACTCAAATCTGCTCATGTACCTCAAGATTGGTCTGAGAAAGAAGTCGGTGAATACATTCGTTGTCAGAATGATCCTCTACATTTTATAACTGAACATATCAAAATTGTTTCTCTGGATGAAGGATTGATTCCTTTTGATGTTCGCGATTACCAAGAAGATATGATAAACAGATTTCACAACGAAAGATTTGTGATCTGTAAGATGGCCAGACAATCTGGTAAATCAACTACTATCCTTGCTTACCTTCTTCATTACATTCTTTTCAACGAAAATGTTTCGGTTGCAATTCTTGCGAACAAGAAGACAACAGCAATGGAACTTCTTGGAAGATTACAACTGGCATACGAACATATGCCGAAGTGGTTGCAACAAGGAATACTGATATGGAACAAAGGAAACATTGAGTTAGAAAACGGCTCAAAGATTCTCGCTAGTTCGACTTCTGGTTCTGCTATTCGAGGTGGTTCTTTCAACATTATTTTTCTAGATGAGTTTGCATTTGTTCCTTCTAACATTTCTGAAGAGTTTTTCAGTTCTGTGTATCCTACAATTTCCTCTGGTAAAACCACCAAAGTATTCATAGTATCTACTCCAAACGGAATGAATCTGTTTTACAAATTGTGGACGGATGCAGAAGAAAAACAAAATGATTATTCTCCAATCTCCGTTCATTGGTCACAAGTTCCAGGCAGAGACCAAGAATGGAAAGAGAAGACAATACGAAATACCTCTGATAGACAATTTCAACAAGAGTTTGAATGTTCTTTCTTAGGTAGTTCTAACACACTTATTTCTACGGAAAAACTTCTTTCATTAGCTTACAAAACACCAGTTTATCAAAATGGTGGATTGGATGTCTACCAAGAACCGATATTGGGACACACTTATGTAATGGTGTGTGATGTTGCGAGAGGAGTCGGTCTTGACTACTCTGCATTTTCTTTGTTTGATGTAACGAAGCAACCTTATCGTCAAGTCGCAAAGTATCGGAAAAATGATATTTCACCAATGTTATATCCTAATGTTATTTTCACTGCTGCTCAGAAATACAACGAAGCATTTGTTTTAGTGGAAGTGAACGACATAGGACAACAAGTGGCTGACATACTTTATCATGATATGGAATACGAAAATATGATGATGGTTACGATGCATGGTAGGAATGGTCAACAGATTGGTGGAGGGTTTTCTAAAAATGTATCGATGGGAATCCGTACAACTAAACAAGTAAAACGAATTGGTTGTGCAACTCTCAAAGACATGATAGAGAGAGACAATCTAATTATAGAAGATTTTGATACAATAAGTGAGTTGACTACGTTTATTGGAAAAAGTACATCATGGGAAGCTGACGATGGAACTCACGATGATCTAGTGATGTGTTGTGTCCTCTTTTGTTGGTTAGTCCAACAGAGATACTTCAGAGAGCTCACAGACCAAGATATAAGAGAAAAAATGTTTTCCGAGCAAATGAAAATGATAGAAGAAGATATGGTGCCATTTGGGTTTATTGAAGATGGTCATGACCCAGAAGAAAATTCAATTCCAGGCGATGACAATGTGTGGACACCAGCTGGGCAAGAATGGCAGAGAGAATTATACTAGAGGTAACTTTCTTTCTTTATTTCTTCAAAACCAAAGTCATCGTCATCTTTCATCTTTTCGGTAACGAGTAACATGAGTAATGCATCAATTTCTTTTTCTAGTTCTGGTCTAACACTACGAAGACGATAAAGAAACTTGACACTACTTTTTTCTACCATTTCTTTACTGACATGAGTAGAGTTGTAATTTTTTTTATTTTGACTTTTAGTTTGTAAAACAAGATGGTCTGGATTAACACAACCGTTGTTTTCACAAGTTTGGTGAACTACCATATTTTCGGCAATGTCTCCCTTGTGAAGAAGATAAGAAAATCTATGAGATGGTTTGGATTTTCCGTCATAAGAGAACATTCCATAACCTTGTTTTTGTTTGGAAGCGTTCCATTCGTGACAACTGCCTGTTTTATTAATCTTGGCATTAAAACGATCAATTGCTTTTTGGGGAAACTTCATATTTACCTTACACTAAATATTATTCATCAACTATGGTTATTTATAAATATTATCAGAGTAACGAATACTTCACACAAAAACTCAAAAAATAAATTTAACGGAGAGAAGATATGGCCTTTCAAGTAAGTCCTGGCGTAAATACATCTGAAATTGACCTCACTAATGTAGTAGTATCCGCTGGTACTTCTGTTGGTGGTTATGCTGGTAGGTTCAATTGGGGGCCTATAGAACAAGTTACTTTGGTTACAGACCAAGATACACTCGTAGAGTTGTTTCAAAAACCAGACGATAATAACTTTGAATCATTCTATACTGCAGCTAACTTCTTAGCATATACAAGTGCTTTGAACGTTGTTCGTGCTGCTAACACAACAAGTTCTAGTGCTGTTGCACCGTTGAATTCAGCTTCTAATACAGCAACATATGTGAACGTTCAAACAACAACAACCGAAAGTTTTTATACCACATTTGATACAGAACAAGGTGGCTCAATCGGTGGTGGTATAGCAGGAATCGCTGCTGACGGACCATTCATGGCAAAGTGGGCAGGTGATTTAGGTAACAGTTTAAAAGTTTCTTTTTGTCCAGCTGATAGACCAGAAGTAACAGGAACAAGTACAGTAACATGGACTGCTTCAAGTGGTGCTTTAGAAGGAACATCCACTTCTCTGTTTTTAGATGAATTAAGAGTTGGAGATGCTATCAAGATTGTAGATGAAGTTGGATTTCATATAGTAGCAGCAATTGCTGACGCAAATTCTGCTACAGTATTTGCAACAAGTGCTTCTGATAGCGCAAATATTACCGCTAAAGCATTTACAGTAAAGAAACGTTCTGCGTTTGCAACAAGTTCTACTTTCATAAAGGGAACTGCTGTAACTACCGCTGATTCAACTGTTGTAACAGGAACAGGAACATTATTCGATAAACAATTTGTTGTTGGTGATACGATTACCATAGGTGGAGAATCCCACAGAGTTAATGCTATCACATCAAATACAGTCATTGCAACTTCAACAAAATTTAACGGTGCTAACTCTGGTGCTGCTATCGCAAGAGAATGGGAATACAAAGGTTCATTCAGTACAGGTGCACCAACGACTTCTGTACATGCTGATGACAAAGATATGTCACAAGATGAAATTCATGTTGCTATTGTCGATGAATTTGGTGAGTTTTCAGGAACAAAAGGAGAGGTTCTAGAGGCACAAGCTAATCTGTCAGTAGCGATTGGAGCAAGAGATGGCCAAGGCGAAGATGTTTTCTATAAGAATGTCATCAACAGAAAATCTGCATATTTGTGGTGGTTAGACCATCCAACATTGGGTGGACACGGAACAACTGCATCTGCAGTAGCCGGTAACGATACCGCTGGTAACGGAACAATAGTTACTGACGGAACCGCAACATTTCGTGCTTGGGGTGCAACCGCTGATTCTACTGGAGTTCAAACTTCAGATACCTTTGAAAATGCATCATTTCCATTGTCACTTAGTTTTAATGGTGGAACAGACGGAACTGGTCCCGCAGATGCTGATGTTGTTCGTGCATATGACCTAATGGCAAGTGCTGAAGATGTTGATCTTTCACTCGTAATGTGTGGTAATCATAGTTCAACAGTCATAAGACACATTATCGATAACCTCGCAGACGCAAGAAAAGATTGTGTAGCTTTCTTCTCACCAGAAAAAGCAGATGTTGTTGGTGTAACATCCTCTTCAACTGCTACAGATAACATAATTGATTTTAGAGATACAGTCAATAAGAATTCCTCTTACGCTGTTATGGATTCTGGATATAAACAACAGTTCGACAAACATAACGATAAGATGAGATTTGTTCCGTTGAATGGTGATATAGCCGGTCTTTGTGCTCAGACAGATCAAGTTCGTGATCCTTTCTTCTCTCCAGCTGGTTTTACCAGAGGTCAGATTAAAGGAGTTGTAAGTCTTCCTTACAATCCTAAGAAAGCAGAACGTGATAAGTTGTATCAAGCACAAGTTAATCCAGTTGTTTCATTTCCAGGCGAAGGAACAGTTCTTTTTGGAGATAAGACACAATTAACTAAACCATCTGCGTTTGATAGAATTAACGTAAGACGACTATTCATTCTTCTAGAAAAAGCAATTTCAAATTCTGCTAAGTTTCAGATGTTTGAATTCAACGATGAGTTCACACGTTCACAGTTTGTTGCAATGGTAGAACCGTTCTTGAGAGACATTCAAGGTAGAGGTGGAATACAAGACTTTAGAGTTGTGTGTGATGCTTCTAATAATACTGCTCAAGTTGTTGATACCAATTCGTTTAGGGGAGACATTTTCATCAAACCTTCACGAGCTATCAACTTCATTCAACTCAACTTTGTTGCTGTTAGAAGTGGTGTAGAATTTTCCGAAGTCGTTGGTGCTGTTTAATATTTTTGATATAAATAATTACAATAAGATTAGGAGAAAATTAGATGGCAATAGGAAAAATTTCAGACTTTAAGGCGGCGCTCACATTAGGGGGCGCTAGACCCAGTTTATTTGACGTTACAATTTATGGGCCGGTTGCAAGTGTGACAGGATTAGATGCGCTAGCAAAATCTCAGTATCAATGTACTACCACTTCAATTCCTGGCCTAACTGTTACACCAATGGAAAAACAGTATTTTGGTCGAACAATTAAACTTCCAGGCGAAATGACGTTTGGAACTTTATCCACCACGTTCATTAATCCAGAAGATTATGGAATAAGAAAAGGTATGGAAACTTGGATGGAGTTTATTAACGGAACTCAATCCAATTTAGCAGGAAGTATATTACCGGCTGATTGGTATGGCAGT